TGAATCAAGCTCTTATGAAGTACCTGAAGGATTGACAGTTGGCAAACCCTTCAAGACTCTGTCACTTGGTCAAGTATCATCTCGAATGAGTGGTGATGCTATAGGTAAGGAGATCGATGAAACTCTGATCTCTGAGCTCGTCCGAGTATTCAAAGAAAGACAGCAACATGATCCAGTTATTATTGACTGGCAACATGCAACGTCACCTTTTCAAAGTGGATCACCTGCCCCACCAGAAGCAGGAACGGCGCTTGGAATGATTGTAGATCTTGAAATGAAAACTGATGGACTTTATGCCGTGCCAGCTTATAACGAGCGAGGGCTTGAAGTCGTCAAGAGTGCCGGCGGTGTCCTTTGGTCATCTCCCGAATACATTCATGGCGAGATCTTTTCTCGTGATGGTGGTGACAAGGTGGGAGATGCTCAACTGTTAGCAATCACACTGACACCACGACCAGCACAATCCCACAACAAAATTGATCGAATTACACTTTCAGAGGAGTCAATGATGGATGATCAAATCAAAGAATTAAAAGCAGCTTTAGAAGCAAAAGATGCAATGGTCAAAGAACTCGAAGCCAAGATCAAAGAGATGATGGATGACAAAGACTCATCACTCGTTGAAGAAGAAACAATGGCTGAAGAGGACGACAAAAAAGACCTTGCTGAAAAAGACGACGATGAGAAAATGATGGAGAAAAAAGACGACGATGACAAGAAAGAGAAGATGGTAGAATATGAAGACAAGAGAAAGAAAATGTCTGAATCATTCTCTCAAGATGTTTCTTTGTTGAATGAAGTCGTTGCTCTCCGTGAGTCTGTCAAAAAGCTCGAAGCTGAAAATACTAAAATTAAATGTGAAGAGGCTGTCAGTTCTTTATTAAGAGAAGGCAAGATCTCACCAGCGGAACAAGACATTGCTTCAAAGGCTTGGAACATTAAAGGACTTCAACCGGAGTTTTGGCAAATGTTCAGTGAAAGACAATCCAATTCAAGCGTTCCTTTGAATGAAGTTGGACATGGAGCAAGCGGCCAAGAGATCAGCAAAAAGACTCTTGACCAAAAGGTACGCGCTTTAGCTGAAGAGAAATCAATCAACTATAGTGATGCATTAAGTTTATTTAGAGAACAACAACCTGACTTTTACCGTCAAGCTTTCGGAGGTTAATCATGGCTACTAATCAAATTATTCAATCATTCATTGCAGGTGGTACTATCACTGAATTTCAAATTGTCAGTGTAAACGCACAAGGCAAAGTTGAAGTATCAACAAATGGCACTGATAAAAATTGCGTCGGTATCGCTCAAAGAGGCGCTTCAGCAGGTGATCCGGTTGACGTTGTAGTTTCTGGAATTAGTCGAGCTATTGCAGGTGGTGCAATCACTGCAAGTACTGATCCACGCTTAAAGGCCACCACTGGTGGTGGTAAAGTTGAAACTGTGGCGGCTGGTGATTTTGCAGTTTGTCGCATGATCCCTAATATCAATCAAACTTCAGCGGTAAACAATGATCAAATCACTGTTCTATTCGTTGGTCCAACAATCGTACACGCTTAAGGAGTGACTCATGGCTAGTTCATATAATAATATTCATCCAGTCGATCAGATTTTAACAAGCCTAGTCTCTGAGGTTGTGCCTTCAGATGATCAGCTCATTGCAAATCAAATCTTTGAAAATGTCAAAATCCCTGAGCGAAGTGGTACTTTCTTACTTGAGAATAGTCGCAACTTTATGGGTGCTGGCGTTGGTCTTGATCTTGAACGTGCTCCTGGTGCAAGCCGTGCCAACATTGGAGGATTTGATAGAACATCTTTGACCTTCAAAGCAAAGATCTATTCTGCTCAAGATTCGATTGCAATGGAAGACATCATTGACTCTCAATATCCTGGTGGTGAAGAAGCTCGCATCGTTCGCAAGGTTCGCCGTGCCATGATGCTCGCAAAAGAGAAACGTGCTGCTGACTTAATGTTTGATACAGGCTCATTCTCAAATGATACTTGTACCAATGTTATGGGTGGCAAAGTTGACGCGGCAGGAACCGACGGCTTGACAGGTCTTGACAAATTAAAAGACCTTGTTTTTGGTGCGGCTCATGGTATCAATCCAGATACATTAATCTTTGGGCGTGGTGTTTTCCGTGCTTTAGCTCGTAATCCAGAAGTACGTGGATATGCAGGAACTGCGGCGCAAGGCCTTGCAAGTGGTAACATGATCTTAACAGATGAAGCCACAAAACAAGTTTTACGCGACATTCTTGGAATTCCAAATGTATACGTTGGTGAAGCTCGCCGTGAGACTGCTGTACCTGGTGCAACTTCAAGTGAAGCTCAGATTTGGAACACTGAAACAATCTTCTGCGGTATCTTAAAAGGTGCTGATGCAATCGTTCAAAAGAGTGGTAACGTTAAAGGAATGCCAGTGGCAGCCTTAAACTTTGACTTTGGTGGAATGCAAGCAGGTCAATATGACAGCCTTGATGCAACCCGTAGATATGTATATGCTGAAGAAGTACAACAATTCAAAGCGATTGATTCTACTTTGGGTTATATCCTTACAGACTGCTTAGTATAAGGCTGATATGTGCGACAATCAAATCACACTACTCGCGGAACAAGATGCCGATGAATTGGCAGTTCAAGATCTTGAGAAGCAACTCAAGAATCAGAGTGGTGATGTCGCACGAATTACGAGATCAAAGATCAATGAGTTAAAGACTCAGATCAAAGCAGAGAAATCAATGAAATCAGTTCTCGACAAATCGAGGACTAGATTTATAAAAACACTTGAGACGGCAGTAACAGCAAGTAGCCCCAATACAATCCTATCTCTTGATAGAGAACAGTTGATTGACTTTATTATTAGAGGGGGCTTTGATCTATCGATTGATGAGTTCATTGAACAAGCTGACTTAATAGCTCAAGCAGTAGAGAAGACAACAAGGATTGTTGAACCCGATCTTGGGTTGTTACCAATCCAACAACAACTTGACATCATGCAAACATCAGCAGTTGAAACACTCTTTGATGATGTGATCATTCCCAATGTTGCGAGTGGTGTTAAAGAATCACTTGTGGCAATGACAGTTGATGTTCCAATGACACAGGCCATCTCTTCACTTTCACAGAAGATGAAGTCAGCCACAGGTCGACAGCTCACAGAAGTCAATACAAAACTTTCAATGTATGGTCGAGGTGTCACTGCGGCAATGGCAGATGAGGCCGGATTAAATTATTATTTATACACAGGCCCCATTGACGGAATCACCAGAAAGTTTTGTCGCCCCCTTGTTGACAAGGTGGTGAGTGACTCTCAAATGAAGAAGCTCAACAATCGACAAGGCTTGCCAGTGAAGACGGGTGGAGGTGGGTACAACTGCCGACATTCATGGAGTCCAGTGAGTGAAGGATTCTTGAAGGCAGCAGGCCTCGACAGAGCAACAACCAAAGACATATCCAAAGCAAATGCAGGAGCAAAGAGATGATAAGAAAACTAATGACAGGTCAAAATCATTTGTTTGAGTGGAACTCTCCATCTCCTTTGAATGGGACTCCTTCAATCACTTTCAAAGTTGCAAGTGATGTTACAACCAACTTGACCCACTCAAGATCAGATATATCAGTGACGGCCATTGGCAACGATAGAAGGACTTTGACTATTGCAAGTTCTGACTCTCTTGAGAGAGATCAAGTCTTTGCATTCCTCAAAACAAATGGTGATGCCTGGTACTCAATCAAGATCGTTCGGATTGTTGGCACTACTGCCATCCTTGCAGAACCTTTACCACGCGAGATTGACTTGTCATCAAGTGCAACAATCGAGTTTGCAATGTGGTACATCACAGCATCATCAGCCAATGTCACCGCAGTCAGTGGAACCTTTCAATATTTAGTCTCATACACTGCTGATCTTGGACAAAATAATTTATCCAAGTTGGACAAGGGGGTGATCAAAGTCACTCCTCGACCTTTTGACACTGGCCTCGATCATGATGCTTTTGTGAATCGATTTGCTCCACTTGCTGACATGATACCAAGAAGACAATCAGACTTTGCTCCACAAATCAAAGCTTCACTTGATGAATTATCTTTAATGTTGAGAGATCGGTTGTCAACTTCCAATGTGACAGAAGATGAGATCTTCAACGCTGAATCATTTCAACTTTGTCATTCTTATTGCACAGCTGCAAGAATCTATGAAATGAATCTTCAACTTGATGTATCTGATGCCATGAGAGCGAGATGCATGGAGTTGATGGATTTGGCCTTGCGATCAGTTGATCTCGATCTCGATGGGGATGGAGTGATTGATGATGGTGAGATTGATCTTGAGAAACAAGGAGGGAAGTCAACTGACTTTCGCGCCGGCTGGAAGTCTTACACCAAGACAGAGTATGACAAGGACTTTACCCCATCGAGATCGATGAGGCACTAATGTCAGTCAAGCTCAAATTGAACCTTCCAAGAAATGTTTGGTCTGCCAAAGACACAAAGACAGTTGCATTAAATACCGTTGCAACTGTCAAGCGTCGCACCATGAAAGGTATTTCATCCAATGGGGGGAAGTTCAAGAAGTATGCAACCAACCCAATGTATGTTGCTTTCAAAGGTGCTCGACTTAAGCCCAAAGGAGGAACAAGAGTTTCTCGGACTGGCAAGTCAATATATTATGAAGGCGGCTATCAACAATATAAACATGATTCAAGGAAGCGATCAGGGGGGCAGGGAAAGACTGCTGAAGTCGACCTTGTTCTAAGTGGTCAGCTCATGAACAATCTTGTTGTGCTTGAAGCAACTGACACAAGATTCAGAATTGGATTGACAAAGCATGTTCAGCATTATGGATATGAAGTACACAAAGTCAGACCTTTTATTGGATTGACTGATGATGAGATTAATATCTTGGTGAATGCCGTTGCTTTTGACATCTCCAAGAAGCTAGGACGAAAAGTATGAGCAGAGGAATATTCAAAGCACTCACAAAGCTCAAAGACATGATTGAGGCCATTGACCCAAAGACAGATATCCATCAAGGGTTTGTTTGTATCAATGATGGCAGTGGTCTTGTATCTCCATTGAATACAAGGTTTCAAAGCCAACGGCAGTTTGCTTTTGAGATTGTCAGTCTTGCAATGGATGATGGCAGTGCTGGCTTGAGTGGAAGAAAACGAGTGACAGTTGAGATTCATGTGAGATATGCCATTCCCAAAGAAGAAGGCTTCAAGATTCGCATGATGACAGAGGACTCCGGAAAACTGATTGATACAATCAAGGGTCCTCAATATGATTTTAATACAACCGGAATTGTGTCAGTGATACCATTGCAATCAAGAGCTGAACTCATCACTGATGATGTTGGTGAGATTCTTGGTCACTTGCTGATCGTTCCTTTTGATTTGCTTTATTTGGAGGCATAAATGAGTGTTACACATAGAAGTTTAAGCGTCGCAATAGAATCCGTTTTTGGTTCATTGTCCACTAGTACAAATCTCCCTGATAACTCGGGATATACTTATGCATCAATTCCATGCGAAAGAGAACCTATCTTGATCTATGGTGATGTTGTTGCAAGTGAGAGAACTGATGCTCGTGATGGTTCTTATATGGTACCACCGGAGCCGGACACCGTTTGGAGTGGTGGCAATCGTGTGAGACGTAGAACTGGACAAGTGAATCTTCGAGTTGACTTGACCACCATTGGAAGCAGTGCAGCGAATTATGATACTAACTATTTGGGGATGCTTTTAGGAGCTGGATTCTTGACTAAGGTTGGAGGGGTTGCAAGTGTTACTGCTTCAGGAGTAACAAACGTTAATAACTTTGCGGCGGCTGGATTTGCGGCGACTGACACAGGAACTTTGATTTCATCTATCATAAAAGGTGTTGTTGAATATAGTGCAATCACTGAAGTGAGTGGGACTGACATCAGCGTATCTCCTGCCTTCTCTGCACAATTCACAGGAACGCCGGACATCCGAGGAACTCAGACTTGGTATCCTGGCTCAAGAACTGCGACAGGAACAAGAACGCACTCTTTGACTTTCCGTGTTGATGGCGTGAACTTCAGATCATATGCTTATGGATGTGTTCTTGAAAGTCTAGCTATTAGTTTGGA